GATCGGGTCCGTGCTCTCAAGCTGCGGGGCTGCAAGTCGTAACGTGATATCGACCGCACCAGCCCCGGTAACGTATGTGATCTCCAACGCGCGTATTGCGGTGACATTGGGATCAGGTAACGTAACGCCTACGACAGGCGGAACGCGGGTCAACGTGCCATTGGGTATCCAGAACGACGACGAACTGCTCTCAAAATTGATGGCCGAACCGCCATTGAACTCCAGCAGAAGCGCCTGCATGGACGAAATATTGGCCGTGCTCCCGCCAACCAATTGCGAGAACATCGACAACTCGTAGGTCAATCCTGACCCTGCTGGTATGATCCCGTCCAATTCCAACGTCGTATTGATCGAGCACGCGCCTGCGGCAGTGCCGAAATAGCGAATGTCGATGTATGGTAATCCCTGCGTGGTGCCAAACCCAATAACCGAACTGGAGAGGCCAGCGCAATTCTGGATACTCCAATTCGTGGGCAGCGTACCGGGCGTTCCGACGACTGCGCCAGCCATCGTATTGTTGCGGATATAGTTGGTTCTCGCTTCCCACGACGATAGGCCAAGATTGGTTATGCACGGCACGCCGCCCGGAACTTGATGCCATGTGCCAGACGCGTCAACGCACGTCTCAGGCTGGGTGCGAAAGTCCGCCAATGGACCAGTCGCCCCGGGCTTGTAATAAGACCCGGTGGCGAAATTCAGATCGGCGCGGTTGACCCCGGGGAACACCGATGACCCGCCCGACATGACTACGTTCCGCACGCGCTTGTTCATGGCCTCAGCCGGAAGGCTAAGCGTCAGCGCCAGCAACCCAGCTAAAGCAATGCGTAGGGCGCGTGCGAGCATTAGTACACCGTCTTGACGTTGATGGTGAGGACTTCACCGCTGACCGGCACGTAGGCGTTGGTGACCTCGACCATGCCGAATAGGTTGTTTGTCGGGCCACAGGAGACCGCCAAGGGCGCTCCAAGGGATGCGCTGGACAGGGACACCCCGGAGTTGGCCGCGCCTGCGCCCTGCCCGCTCGCCAGAGCAAAGGGGATACCGTTCTGGCCCCCGACGAGATTGGCGAAGTCGGCAGCCGCCAGCACGAAGTTGGCGTTGTCCGCGATGATCGAAGGAGCAGATGGCACCGTGTTGAACAACCACAACGTCCCTGCCAGCTTCGTCGCCGGATTGGCGCTGGAGAAAATATCAATCTCGGGGATGACGACCACGGCACCGAAGTTGGGGCACACCGGGAACGTGAAGAACGATGGGCTGGTCGAGTTCCACGCCGTATTCACCGTGTACGTGGTCGTGTTCGCCAGACGCGTCAGCGATGCCGCAACTGCTGGACTGGACGCCAGAAGCGCAAAAAGTGCGGCGGCGAACTTACGCTTGAGAGTAATCATTGGGGACCACCTTGTATTCTAGGGGTGACTGTGTTGGTTGTCGGGCCTGAGTTGCCGTTCATGCGTGCGCCTGTCTGCCCACCCTGCGCGTCCCCGGCTTGATCTCCAACGCCGCCATGACCCGGGATGCCCTGCTGCTGCGCCACTTGTGCCGCAATTTGCTGCTGTTTGTCCAGTTCCTCGTCGGTCGGGACGATATCCTGCCCCGGGAGGCCAAGCGTGTCTGCGATGGGCCTGAGGGCCTTAGCGCGGCCTTTGGGACCAATGATCTGCATGTCGATCGGATTGGCGGTCGCTTGCAGGAACTCCATTTGACGGGCGCGCTGGGTCTCTTTCTGGATCGCCACGTTGACGCCCAGCACCCGAACCTCTTCCTCGCCGGTCAGCAAGCCCGTGGTATCGGTCAGCATGACCATGTCGAAGAGTGCGCCGATGATGCCCTCCATAACGTCACGGTCGATGTTCGACGCCACGGTCTGGAGGATTTTGGAACTATTCGACATGAGCATGGACAGGCCAGAGGCCGTGCGCCCGATACTGCCTGTCTGCGCGCCCGTCATATATCGCGGGATGGCGCTCATTTCGTCGGCTAGTTCGGTCCAGAACGAATAGACGCCCATGGTCTCTTGGGCATTGTTGCTGGGCTGAAAGAACGACACCGGAGGCTCAGTATTGTTGCCCATGGGGTCTGACTTCACATGCCAGCGCTTCCACGGGAACATGCTCTCGCTGTCCTCGCCCGGGCTTACCCGGTCGTCGTTGACCACCACTTGCGGACCTGACGCCATCGACAGGTTATTGACCATCGCACGGAGCGTAGCATTGCATACATTTTGAATGTCCGCGAGGATATCGGGGAGGCCGTTGCCCACGGGCGTTCCCGGGACCTTCTCAAACGACGTGATAAAGTATTGATGACGCTTCCTCGGGGAAGGTATAAGCTGGGTCTTGATGACGTGCCGCCCGATAACCCAGACGTTCACGAAATAATCGCGCATCTCGTCTTGGATCAGCTTCGGGTCCATGCCCTGTTCAAGCAGAAACCGCCCCTGCGCGTTCCCCTGAAACTCCAGACAGTCAATCATACCGGACTGATTGAAACGAGGGTTTTCCCGGCTTTCCAGCACGGATCGCTCGTTGTCTGTCTGGTCCCAGGTATCCGACAGTCCGCCCCGCCCGTATTCATCCAGCACGGCGCGGACTTCGGTTTGGTCGTACCCGGGGATATCTAGGAGGTCGTTGAGGTCCGCGCGTGTCAGGCGCGAGCGCTCGACCACGTTGGCGTCGGATATGTCCGCTGCGCCGGGGGTCCAGTATAGGTCGAATGGGTCTACGCGCGACCAGACCAGCTTGGGCTTGGTGACCGTGACCGCCTTGCCGTTTTGCCATTCCACGTCGGTCTTGAGGCGGACCGTGGGACCTTTGATGCAGGCATACGGGAACAGTGGCAGGTCGGTGATAAACTCCTGCAAGGCGTGGTAGAAGCCGCCCTCGTTGAGGATATCCTGTAGCTTGTCCTCAGCTATTTTCGCCTGCTGGGCAGCTTTCTTCTTGGCGGCTTGGCGCGCACCCTCGGTAAGTTGGCCGATACGGTCGCGCAGCGCCGTCGCCTGAGGCAGTTGCCCACCGTTCTGGACTATGGTGCCCAACTCGGAGTGAACAAGCTGCTGGATCGCCTGCATAACCTCGGGAGGAATGGCCGGGTCTGGGTCGGGCACGAGGCCCCACGACTTGTCAGCCCCTAAGTAAACGTCCCTAAGTAGCGAGGACGTACCGCGACACTTCATGGCGATGACGCGAGCGTACACGTCGGAACCGCCAAAGCGCTTGATCTCATTCAATTGGCTTGGATCGTACTGCCCGTTGAACGCCCTAAGCGCACTGAGAAGCCGATCAGACCAGCCGCGACCGACGGTATCCCGGTGCCGCTTCATCAGACTGTATTGGTCGAGGACGAACGACGCCAGCGACGACGCATCAGGCACGGGCGGTTCTGCCGGTGTACCGGCGCGGTCGGCCTGCTGTTTGGCTAAAACTGCGGTCGTGTCAGCGTTGCTAACGACACGCAGCGCACCGAAGGAACCGGGACCATTTGCCATTCGGCCTGTCTGTGGTATGTTGCGTGGAAATCAGGAGCATTCGGGATATACACCAATGGCCACAGGATTGTCAATCGCCAGTGCTAAAAACCTCAAAAACCTGTCCGACACCGAGGAACACGAGCAGTTCATTCGGTCGCTGGCCATGGAAATCGCCAAGGACATGGACGAACTTGAGGATATCCTCAAGCGTTTTGGCCTTGACCGGGCGCAATTTGACGAAATCACAAGCACCCGGTTCTATAAGGCCGCATGGGCGCAGGCCGTTAAGGACTGGAACTCTGCGGGCAACGCCAAGGAACGCACCCGGCTTAAGTCGCAAATTCTGCTAGAGAACGCGATGCCAGAGTTGTATGCTGATATGCTCAACAAGGATTACTCGCTAGCGGCACGGGCTGACCTGTTCGCCAAGTTCTCCAAGATCGCGGGCTACGACGCCAACACTGTCCCTAATCCCAATGGCGGTGAAATGTTCAATATCACAATCAACCTCGGCGCTGAAAAGCCAATCGTTATCCACCAACGCCAAGACTTACTCCCAGAAGTAACCGACGTTGAGGATATCTGATGCCCTCCCTGAATTACAGTGCGCCCCCGACTTGCGCAGAGTTCATGAAGTCGGAGAGTTTCGGGCGGCTGATCGCGGGGCCGGTCGGTTCGGGTAAGACCACTGCATGTATCCTAGAACTGCTTAGGAGAGCCTGTGAGCAGGCTAAAGGCGAGGATGGGCTACGACACACCCGGTTCGCCATCGTCCGCCAGACGCTCTCCCAATTGAAGCAGACGATCCTCAAGGACATTCAGCTATGGCTCGCGGGTATCCACGAGTGGCGCGTGTCGGAGAGCACCATCTATGTCAAGTTCGGAAACGTCCGGTCAGAGTGGATACTAATTCCTCTGGAGGAACCGGAGGACCAGACCCGCCTTCTGTCGTCTCAGTTGACGGCGGTGTGGATATCGGAAGCCATTGAGGTCAACTCTCGGCTTATCGCCCCCATCGGCGGTCGTTGCGGGCGTTTCCCGTCAGGTCAGTACGGCACGCCGACGTGGCGCGGTATCATTGCCGACACGAACTTTCCCACCGAGGGAAGCGACTGGTGGCAGTTCATGGAAAATCCGCCCCTGTCCTTCCAGATTTTCAAGCAGCCGGGTGGTCGGACGCCGTTTGCCGAGAACCTACAATGGCTCGACCAGACCGCCGATACGATCAAACTGCCAGAGGACCACCCGGTTCGCATCCAGCGCGGGCGCGACTTCTACACGCGTAACGCACAGAACGTTGATGTGGATTGGGTGACCCGATACGTGGACGCCCAATATGGCGTTGACCCGAGCGGGCGCGCAGTGTTCGCCGCCAGCTTTAGGCGATCCGTGCATGTTGTCCCCACCATCGAGCCGGTGCCTTCGCGCCTGATTATCATTGGTCAAGACTTCGGGCGGCAGCCGTGGAGCCTCATATGCCAGCTTGACCATAGGGGCCGTCTGCTAGTGCTTGAGGAAGTCCCCGGGGAGAACACGGGCCTTGAGCAACATCTAAAGACAAGCCTGCGCCCTGCGGTCATGACCGAACGTTATATGGGCCGTCCCATATGCCTAGTTGGCGATCCTGCGGGCCGCGCCAAGTCCAGTCTGTATGAGACCAATGAGTTTGAATTGCTCCAGAGTTGCGGTTTTAGCGCTGCGCCCGCGCCCACGAACGACCTCGATCCTCGTATCCGCGCAGTTGAAAAGTTCTTCCAGATGATTGGCCCGGGCATCCTGATTGACGCCTCGCGGTGCCCGACGCTGGTAGCGGCACTGAGCGGGCAGTATCGGTTCATGAAGATGCGCTCGGGTGTCTCCAAGCCCACCCCGGACAAGAACCCGTGGTCGCACGTCGTTGACGCGCTGCAATACGTCTGCCTCGTCGCCGGGAACCCCGGGGCCTATAGCATGGCGTGGGGCGTCGTCATGAACACTGGGCGCACAAAAAAGCCCGCGCCTTTTTCAGCACGGGCTTGGACCTGAGTTACTCTCAGGAGTAATCAGGGCGGCGTCATCTTGCCTTTGGAACTCTGGTAGTTCTGGTACGATGCCTTAGACTGGGCGACGGCGTCCGCCTGCTCATGGTCCTGCTGCTCTTGCTTGAGCCGCGTCAACTCATTTTCGTCTTTGGCTAGCTCAATGGAAATGCTGTCGAAGCGCCGAGTGGCAACCTCGACTTGGGTCTTGATAAGCCCCTCAATGCGGTTGCCCGTGCTGTTGAGATTGGCTACCTGATCTGTGATCGTGGCCAGCGTTGTGTTGTGGGACTGGACGCTCGACGCCACCCATATGCCCAACGTGGACAGGATGCCACAAAGGGCCATCATCGAGTAGCGCCCAACTCGGCTCTCAACAATGTCGCTGACAATGTCGGACGTGGTCATTGCGGCCCCTTTGGCAACCGTAGTGAGTGTGTCTAGGAACATGCCGATGTCCTCTGTAAAGATGACATTCGGGCGTTAATATCGCTTATGTGTGGCAAAATTAAGGGCGGTAACCCTTAGGTAACCGCCCCTAAGTAATCAGGCCGTACCGGCTGCGGCGTCGAACGCTGCATCGGCTACAGCGTCAAGCTGCTGCATGGCTGTGATCTGGGCGGGTGTCACCGCCTTGGTGCGCAGGGCAGCAATGATGTTCTGCACAGGAGCGACAAGGTCCTGCGCTTCCTTCACCACGACCGGAATAAGCTGGATCAGTGTAGTGATAATGCTTTCCACCATGCCTGACCCAGCGCCGAGCGTCGGTAGAATTTGAGTGAGCATGGCGACAATCGCCATTGCAAGCGTCTGATACATTGAAAACTCCTATTTGGCGTTGTACGCGGCGAGCAACCCTTGGGCGGACGTAACCGCCGTCATGAGGGTATCGTACCCACTGACCGGCACCGGCTGGTTTGGATTGGCCAGCATGAACGCCTCAAGTTTGTTACGCGCCACGCGCCCCTCTTTGACGGCGGGCACAAGTTTGGCGACCACGGCGCTCGACTTGCAGACCTTAGCGTCCGGGCATTTCGGCAGTGTGAGGTAGTTTGTCGCCGTCACTTCCACAGCGTCAAAGCTGTTTGCGGCGATAACGACCTTCTGCGGGTCCACGGTGGCCGATTGGATGGCCGTGAAGGTGGAGCAGCCCGGAAGGGCGAACACCGCCAGTAACCCAAGGATACGAAAGTTCATGTTTACCCCTTTAGTTGCACTGCGCGGGATGCGCGATGCACGTTGCCACGTCCCCGAGGGGACTGGAGCACCCGCTCAACGCGAGCAGTGCGACGATGACGAGGGCGCGCATTAAGACGCCTTCGGCGGTGCAGTGACCTGCGGCGCAGGGACACTCTCTGCGACCACCTTGACGCCCGGGAGGGCGTTGATGGAGGCGATCTGGGACTTGTGGCTGGCGCTCCACGTGGCGAACAGGCCGCTCCCCATGGCGATCAGGGGCGCAAGGCCAGCAGCCAACTCAGAAACGCCCGTGCCAATATGCCCGAGCGAGGTAGTCAGGGTCCCGGCTTCGCCCGCCGTGACAATCCCGATAGAGGCTGCGGCTGTGACCGCACCCATGGCGAAGGTCAGGACATGCCTTCCCGCCGCCGCATACTGCCCAAAGTTCACGTCCATCAGATGTTCCTTCAATTGCCCAAGCATTTCCAAGCGACAATGTCATTTAGGGCCATCGTGCCAGTCGCCGTTACAGACGCTCCGGTGCTGGCCGTTTGGTTCATCAAGTCGGCTGGCGTCGTCTGATCGTGGAAGTCGCACACGAAGCCGTGAGCGGCACCGATGGCGAAGTTTAGCGTAACTGTGCCCGCTGCGCAAGCCCCGCCCGATTTGAACGTGCCCGCGTAATTGCCCCCAGTCTGGGTATTGATCGAGCATGTCCCGCCAGCCGTCGGAGGATTACCGTTGAGCACAATGGAAGGCACATACGCGCCCTCATAGAACTGGATGACCGTGGGCACGAAGCCGCTGCGCTGGACGGTCGCCCAGTTGTTAGCAGCCGTGTAATCGTCGGAGACCGCGCGCATGTTCAAGTTGCCCGAGGTATCCTCCAGCCAGTCCCATATTTTCTGGTTGGCTGGGTTGGCCCCGGTGCCGTCAGCGACCATGCGGATATTTGGCTGCTGACTGGTGATTTGAACATCGTGCATGATCGGGCGCGTCTGGCCCGTGGTGTACGAGATCGGGTGTATCCAAGTCGTGTTGAAGTTGCCGCCGATGTTCGCGCCAAACGAGATGTTCCAGAGGTTGAGCGAGACCGGGTCAAGCGTGGCGTTGATGCCGAAGCCGCCATTGCTGCCGAAATACGTGCCCACCATCTGCACGTTGCTGGCGGCGGTGAGGGTCTTGAAACCGTCGCCCAAGCAGTTGTATATCAGCCCGCCGTTGACAACAACGTACCATTGGACTGCCGCGTCCATCAGGAAACAGGCGGTGCCCTGCGCCGTCGCCCACCAGACGTTGGTCGCCATAAGCACGGAATTATTGCTGCCGGGGTCCGCAATCTCAAGCCCAACGCCCGGTGCGCCGCTGGTGATATCGACAACCGTGCCGCTATCGAGGAACACTTGGAGGTTGGCTACCGCGACCTTGTCTTGCGAGATACGGATATTGGTCGAACTGAATAGCACGTCGGAGTTGGCAATATGGAAGCCACCCACGTTACCCGCGATATTCAGCCCAATGAGCGAGTGTCCGATGGTGCCGTCCGTCTGGGCCAAGTCCGTGATTTGAACGGCTGCATCGCCCTGCACGATCTCGGCAGTGCCGGACGTGGAGTTCGCCTGTAGGGCGTAACCGTTCATGTTGATCGTGTTGCCACCGACAAACACGAGGCCGTTGAACCAATTATTGTTGCCATTGAGACCGCCGCCAACTTCAACGTTGGATAAGACGCTCTGGCACACGTCGAACAGTTTCAAGCCCGCGCCGCCCGTCATGACGGTGCTGGACATGACCGACAGATCGCGGAGCGTCCAGTTGTACACTGAGCATCCATTGACGGTGGCTCCAATGGTGACGGCTGTCAGCGAGGTTCCTGCGCCCGCATAGAGCAACCCTGCGCCATGGCCTCCAGTTTGGATGGTGACGTTGTTCGCGGCGGGAAACACGATGGCTGACTTGAACACGCACTTATTCGGACCCGGCAGGTACATGGTTGACCCGAGGGTCACCGACGCCGCCCATGCCTGAATGGCCGTCGTATCGTCCGTGACGCCATCGCATAGCGCGCCAAATGCAACAGGCGATACACCGTTGGGAGCGCCGATCTTGATGATCGAATTGGCGATGGCTTGCAGCACGGGATTGAGGACCGCCCCCGAGATGCCGCCTGTGCC